ATTGTTGTTACAGTTATAAGATTTTGTCTTGAATTTGAATTTTCTGAATTTCTTATAATGATTGATGGTGAAAATTCATTTCTATCATTATTATAAGCTGAAAACCTTATAGATTGTCCAAATCTAGATTCTATAATACTATCACCTTCAAACAATTTTAATTTATGAATTCCTTTTTGTGGACTAAAATAATCACCAAATCCATCAAATTTATTTTGACTTGAATTAGTTGATTTTGGAAGACCTGTATTTTCTACAATTTTATAATCAGTAGATGAGTTTTGTTCCTGAACTGCTGGATAAGTTTTTTTAATATATTCAGGATCTGAATTAATGTTTGGTGTTTGTTCTGCTCCAATTCTTCTATATAACGTATTACCACCACCTGTACTAATGATTTCTACTACCTCATTTCTAACAGGTAAACTTTTAATTACCTTTTCAGATGGGAATGCTAAAGGTAAATTTTTTTCATTATTTTGAGTAAGACCGGTATATCTGAATTCAATAGCTCCAACTAATTGTGTTTTTTCTTCAATATTTTCTGAGTTTTTTATTCTAGGATGATTTTCATCTAATATTACAGAATAAACTACACCTGTGCCTGGCGTGCTTCTTGCTTTTTCATTACCTTGCGCAACAATATTTGTTGATATTGTAGAATTTTGTATTGCCATATTACTTTACCGCTTTTTTAAGTTCTTCCAATTCAAATTCTAAATCATCTACTCTTTCTACTTCTTGTTTAGTTTCTTCTAATTCTCTAAGAAGTTGATTTTTTTCAAACTCAGTAAGGAATCCTTCTTGTCCCTCACTTTTCTTTTCAGCCGCTACAATCTTTTGTGCAATTGATGCAAGTTTCACTAATTGGTCATCATTTTTTACCGATGAATCAATTAATCCTTGAAGTACAGGTCCTACCGTAGCAACATCGCCTGCATGTTTTACCATTTTCTTCAATTCTTCTATAAGAGAAGATATTTTTTGTTTTTTAGATACTTGGTTGTTGTAAATATCTTCAAATAGGGAACTTAGATTTTTACCCTTAAATAACTCGAAATCTGTTGACATACTAATTCTTTTAATGTATGTCTATAAATATGTATATCAGGAAAAGTTGGGATTAAACTGAGATTATCTCAATTTTAATCTTAGGTTGGTATCCTTTTGGTAATTGATTGTTTATACCTTTGAATTCTTTTACCTTATCTTTGAAATAAGTAATTTGTAATATACGGTCGGTAAGATTCATTACCGTTTGAGATGATGTAGACATTTCTTTTGTATCTCTTTTCATATTCAATTGAGGTCTATTTGGAAAGAACTCTTTTCTCATAGCCTGTGCAATTTCTGTCCAATCTTCAACTTTATCAACTGATTTTTCAGCTGATATTTTTCTCATCTTTGAACTTAGGTATTTCTCACCATGTGTATATCCCGCATCGGTAAACATATGTCCGTGATTTGTACGAACAACGGGTGATTCGGTATTTTGTAATTTAATATCAGGTTTATGTTTAGATGTAGTTTCTACACTAATCATATGTTTTGGTGAAGATATGAATGTGTGACCTTTGAGAGATAATCCACTTTTACCTTTGTATGTAATTGTTGCTTTAAGAGCATCTTTTAGTGTAGGTTGTTTGATGATATTTCTCATCTTATCACCGTCAGGACCAGGCTTACCACCTTTCTTTACAATCTTATGCTCAGCCTCATCATGTCCAACCAATAGTGCTGAATTAACTACTCCAATTCCTTTTTCGTTTAATCCTTCACTCCAGTCAGTTACTAAATCATGTAGGTATGCAACTTCCACACCATCTATAATAGTGTGAACAATTTCTAAAGATGGATTGTAAGCTCTATCTCTATTTTTAGCTAAGATAAACTTATCTCCAACTTCTTTGGATACAATAATACATTCGTTTATCATATGGTTGGTAATCCTTGTTGTTGTGCAAATTTATTTATAAACTTTTTTGTAGTACCATCACTCAACACACCAGTCCATTCTTTAACAGCTTCTCTAGTTATATTATTTTTCCATTGTTTATAGCTTATTGTTAATCCGTTTTTTAATGGAATATCTTTACTATTTTCGTTTTTATCAGGGTGTATTTCTTTGAATGTTTTTTCTAATTCTTCTTGTGCTATTTTAGAACTTAACCATTTACTAACTAATGATTTTTCATATTGAAACTTATCCCAATCTAAACTTTTTTGTTTCATATATTGTTTGGTATCTTTTAATTTTTCAAATTCCGCCTCAAACTCTTTTATTTTTTTATCATTTTTAAGTGTAAAGTAAACGTATTTATTAAAATTAGTATTATTACCAATTCTGTCTAACCATTTTATATGTGGTTCTTGTGTATAATTTTTATATTCGGATTTATTTCTGATACCTCTTATGACCTGACTAATTACAAATATAGCCACATTTACAAATAGCCATGTTACAGCTTCTTGTACAAAACTTTCTTTTATTAATGATTTTAACTTTATCATATTATTTACAGGTCTTCCAACCACCACCTTTTGATTTGTAATTTTTTGCAGCCCATCCATTTGCATATGCTGATGGATATACATCAAACTTTCTTTTAGCTGCCGCTTTTGATGCTGACCACTTTTCTGGGTCAGTTGGACAATTCTTTTCTAAAAATAATTCTAAAGCTTCTTCTACCAACTCGTTTTTCTTTCTACCCTGACAATGTGCTTTTTGTGAGAATCCTTTTGGGTTGTTACAATCAATAGAGCGCTTATACTTCTGGCTCCATTTTTCATTAATTATATCGGTTAGCTTTATCATAGTTTAACTTTTTGCTATTATATCATTACCAGTCCAATCACCATTTCTTACTTCAATTCTATCATTGTATTGAAATGCTGACCATTTGCCTGGTAGTTTTCCTATATTCTTCTTAATATAAGATAAATATATTCTACCTCTTTTTGAATCAACATCACTTTCAAGTCCTTTGAAATCTGCTTTTGGATAAATGTGAATTCCATTTACCTTAATATCATCATCAACACCTTTCACAAAATCTTTTATAGTTTCAATTACAGTAGCCATTAAACTATACATTTCTCCAAAACCGGTTTCATATTCATCCCTTGCTCTCTTTACATTAAATCCAATTGAAACTTCCATTTCGTATTTATCTTTTGGTGGGTCTTTTCTTTTTTGACCAGGTAATACCAAAATCATAGGGTTCTTTTTTCTTAAAATACAAGCAAATTTTACCAAATAACGAGACTTATCACCAATTACTTCATACACAAAATCTTTTTGCTTTGTATATTTGTCAATTGTTGATGCCGTTTTTAGTGATTTGAAAAATGAACTGAAATTACCTTTTCTATTGTATGAAAATGGTTTTGCTGAACCTTCTCCAACCTCTGATAATATCTTTTTTAGTGAAATCATTATGCACCTGTCTTAACAAATGTTGGTTTTTGACCTTTTGATTTTTCACCGCCTTTCTTAGCATCTCCTGCTTTTGATTGTGCAGCTCTTTTTCTTTTTACAAATGCCGCTCTACCATCAGGTCCTAACTTAGCTGCTTTTTCTTTTGATAGGCAAGCTGCGTATGGGTCTCCTGCTTTTGAATCACCACACTTACCAACCTTCTTACCTTGTGCATTGTATCTATCCCAACCACCACCAGTTGTAGAACCAGTCTTGCCCTTACCAAACCACTTACGAAGGTCTTCTCCTAATATGTCTTTAAGTAATATCATTAGTTGATGTAAGCGTTTAGTTCATATTCGTTTTGCCCACCATACATACTTCTAACTAAAGAACCATCAGAATCTCTTTTGAAAGTACCCATATTATAAACTTGAATATGTAGCATTTTCTTTTGTGGTTTTCCATCTTTAGTTAATTCAATTGAAAATCTATTTGTCTTACCAGCAGATGGTTTTCTAGGGCCCATTCCTATTTTTCTAAAAGAATCTTCATCATCAACTTCATATCCTTTTTTCTCCGCATATGCTTTAGCTGTAGCTATTGCTGCTGAGTATGTTTTATGATATACTTGATAATCTGATTTTGCTTCTGTTATTAAATCTTTTAACTTTATCATATTAAAATGCTATTGTTACTAAATCACCATCAGCTTCTATCCAACGAACTTTAAGTGCTAATAACTTTTTTAGTGTATTAGCATCAAATCTATATCCGCTACCAAAGTTACCACTTGCTTCTATATCAACAATCATTCCGTGAATACCATCAAATATTTGAGAGTGCTTTCCACCTATGATTTTTTCAAATGCTTGAACCTGCTTTTGATGAACTGGTTTCAATTCTTTATACATCACTTCCGATGCTTCGTTAATTTGTGTTAGCTTTATCATTATTTTTTAACTTTAATTTTCCAATAAGTACCAAATCCAACATAAGGTGAGAATGAACCATTAGTTCCATCAGTAGTTCTATTGTTTACACCTAAACCAAATTGATAAATTTTATCTTTTTTAGTTTTTAAGATTAAACCAGCTCCAACTGCAGATACATAATCTTCTTTGTTAAACCCAGCATTCAAACCATAATAAAGTTGTGCTTTTGCAGGTTCTTTAACAATAAGTTCTTCTTTGATGATTCTTTCTTTTACTTTAGCATCCCAAGTTCTACCTAATATTCTATTCTTTGTGATAGTATCCGTTAATGCAATAGTTCCCAATCCACCATCTAAAGTTAGGGTATCTTTGTAAACAATCTTTGCTAAGTAATCTTTAAGGATTGCTGCACTATCTACATTTATCATTTCTTTAAGTACTAAAGTATCTACATCAATTACTTCATGTACAATATCTTTTCCTTTCTTAGTAACTACTTTTACTTTCTCTACTTCAACAGTATCTATCGTATGTTTTATAACTTCGTATTTTTTACCATCAATTCTGATAGTTCTTCCGCCTGGCATAACTCCACCTGGGTTAAACCATTGTAATAAAATCCAAATTACCAATGCGGCAATGGCAATGTTTTTGAAATTAACAAATTTTTTCATAAGGTATTATTTTTGTGTATAAATATTTACAAAACCAATTTAGAACCAATTTGGAAGTTGTTCATAATAGTAAACTTAGGTTCTAAAGATAATACAGCCCTATAAGCTGCTGAAAATGCGAATCTTTTACTAAGTCTGAAATCATATCCACTTCCCACAACAAAACCAGGTATTCTTGTCACCAATGTTCCCTTTGTTGATGGATTGTAACTAATTGGTGAATTCATATAGAATATTTGTGGTGAAATTGTGGTTTTACGATTGATTTGGTAAGGTTTAGTCCAAAATCCCACAAATGATGTCAACAAATTCAAATTATATTTTTGAGTCATTGGATTTTTAATTTGTAATGCAATAACACCAACATTGTATCCATAAGTTCCCCATTTAGGATGTGGTTTTACATAGGTATATCCTAACATTTGCATCCAAGTTCCTTTCAGATACGCTGCGGTTACTGAATATGAATGAATACCATTTAATTTACCTTCTTCAAAATCCATCTTTGTCATACCACCACTAACTGCGTATTGGTCTAACGTACTCCAAATAAGTGCGGTAGCAGAATAAGATTTATCACCCATAAGAGATGATTTAGATATACCAACACTTGCCAATGCTGCATATTTTCCTTCCATATCTTGAGTTCCTGCTAAATCTGCTGAAACTAACATAGGATTTACTGCATTCTTTCCTTTCTTTTTATCATCCTTCTTTTCCTCTTTTTTCTCCTCTTTCTTTTCTTCCTTTTTTTCTTCGGATTTAGATTCTTCTTTCTTTTCTTCCGATTTACTTTCACTCTTTTGCTCTTCCTGCTTCTGCTCAGATTTTTGTTCACTCTTTTGTTCTGATGAAGATGATGAACTACTACTCTCCGATTTAGTTTCAGAAGATGAAGATGATGAGCTGCTTGAGCTGGATGAAGATGAACCAGAACTACTGCTAGAACTTCCAGAAGTAGTGCTTCCTGATGATGAAGATGTAGGTGGTGGTGTAGAACTAGCCGATGAAGATGCTGCCGCTGATGCGGAACTGCTTGCTGCTGAACTTGCTGATGATGAAGCGGCTGAACTAGCAGCAGATGATGCAGCTGAACTTGCTGCCGATGCCGCTGCTGATGCTGCTTGGGATGTTGCCTGATTTACAGTTTGGTTTACAGTTTGTTGCACCACCTGATTAGTAGGACAACCCATTGTAGAATATTGTGCGTAAACGGTTGTCAACCAAGCCTGTGTAACACCACTCATTACTTCAGTTGCAGTAAATGTTCTGACCTGATTATAGAATGATACCACATAGTTACCATTCACCATTTGTGTTGTAACTAGCTTTAATTCACCAGTACACTTGTCCACATAGGATTGGGTATAAGTTTGCCCGCTCACATTTTGTGTGAACAGGCAACTTAATACCAATAAAAAAATACTTAGATATTTTACCATTTTAGAAATTAAGTCCTAAACCAAATTGGACATAATCTCTAATAGGGTCAGTGTCAAACTTGATTGTAAAGTTTTTAATGTCATACATAACACCGACCTTCGCTGTAACAAAATTTGAATTGTACTTAGGGAAAGTTATTTCACCCAAAGCATCTTTACCTCTCCATCTTACTATCTCTCTACCAGCACCTATCATTGTATGGAAGCCGGTTCTTTTGTATCGGATACCACCACCAACATAAAACGTTCTTTCTTTTTTAAGGTCTGAAATTAGTGGGAAATCTACTCTACCAATTGTACCATAAGGAAAGAAAGTAGAACGGTCAGTTGCATAAGTTGAAACAAAATCCATTATGAAATATCCTTTGTTACCAACTGCGAAATAACCACCGATTTGTTCGTTTGTTGTTTTGTGTAAACCAAAATTTATGATAGGTTTTTTACCTCTTATAGTATCTTTCCTACCATCATTGTAAACATATACTCTTGCAGGTTGACGGTATCCCCAATCATTCCAATACCACATAGGAGTATAGAAGTTCCAACCGAAACCAGGTGCTCCCCACATATCCCATCTATTCCAACCCCATCCCCAATTGTTCCAACCCCAAGGATTGTTGTTGATGATGATGTTTGAGCCAGGCTTTGTTTGTGGTCTATTAAACTCTCTAGGTGATTGGTTTCTCCACATACTCATATCACTTCTCTGTCCTTGAACAGATGGAGTTGATACTCTAGGTTGTGGTGGATTAGTTCTCCAAGAGGAGACTTGAGATAATGCAACTAATGGTAGTAACATTATTAAGAATAATAGTTTTTTCATAGGTCCTCCTTTTTGTACCTATAAATATAAAAAAAGGGAGTTTAGTACTCCCTTTCGTTTTAATTACCTTTTGTTGGAAATCTAGTCCATCCATTAACCCATATTGGTTTATCTAATTCAGGTATTACCACATCTATTTCCTTATTACCTTTACCTAATGCTAAAGTTTTAAGTTGTTCATTTGTTAAAATTGTGGTTGCTCTACTGATAAAGTTTAGGGTAGGATTAAATGTTCCTACTGAATTGTTTTCAAATACAGAAACACCATCTTTTACGAATTGTGCTGTTTCATTACTTTCTAAACTCAATCCACCTTTCATCCATCCCCAAATTACACTATTCTTCATTGTGAATTGAGTCCCTCTCCTAAATCTTAAACCTAAGTTATGGTTTGCTAATGCAGTTGAGGTATTAGGTCCAACTAAAATCATATTGAATAGTTTTGGATGTGTATATGGAGTTGCGGTTGAACCTGTTCCATCGTTATCACACTCAATACCATTTCCAGCATCTCCGTTATCTACAAATTGTGGGTCTCTCTTTGCCACACCATTTGTAATAGTTCCAGTATATCCAAAATCAAAGTCAAAATCATCATCTGCGGTTGCGAATGCATATAAGTTTTTAGCATTTACAGTTCCACCAAAAAATTCAAATGCATCATCGTTAGCGTAAATAGTTTGAACATTCTCAATGATTGTTCCACTACCAACACCACCCAATGTTAGTGCGTTAATTTCGGAGTTTGGCATTGCTGCGATTCCAGCGTATTCAATTCTTACATATTTTAGAACACCACTATTATCAGCAGGTAGTGTACCACCATAAGGTCTACCAATACCACCTTCAATAGTTGGTTCTGATGTTCTATTAGTTGGAGCTATACCCAATATTACAATACCACCCCAATCACCAGGTGCTTTCTCACCATCTGGTTTTCCTGATGTAAATACGATTGGCTTTTGTGCAGTTCCTTCCGCAATTATTTGTGCACCTCTTTCGATACACAATGCACCCTTTTCAGCAACATCAGATACAATCTTTGTACCCGGTTGAATTCTTAATTGTGAACCATTTGTGATATAAACATATCCTTTTAATATCCACACTTTATCTGCGGTTAGTGTGATAGTTTCTTTGTATGTTCCACTTAATGTTGTTGAAAGGGGAACATTTACAGGCGGTTCATATCCACCTAAATTTTTTTCGCAACTGAATAATCCTAAGATTAAAATAAGTCCTAATAATTTTCTCATAGTGTTAAATTTAATGTTAATGAAATTGTTTGTTCGTTGTTTGTTTTTATCAAATTTCGTTTTGTTTGTAACTTTTGATAATAAACCGATGGTTGTGCAAGTATATCTGCTACCGCAAATTTAAGTTCTCCTTTTTTTAATTTATGTAGAAACACAATATCTATTACATCTCTAGCGTTTTCAAAAATATCAGAGTAACCTTGGAAACCAACTGCTGATATTCTATCTCCAACTCTATTATATGAAATATTTAATGTTTCATTTTTCTTATGTATGTTTATACCAGAATTAATAACATAGTTTGATTGTCCTTGCAATTGTCTTCTAATTCCATTTGCATTTACTTGCGAATTCATTACCGAAGTGTTTGTATAAAAATCAAACCAACCATTTATCTTTTTTCTGATTTCCAATTCTACACCATATATTGTTGCTTGTTTTGGATTTGTGTAAGTTAAAAGAAGATTGGAAGGAACTGAACCATCCGCTACTATTTGTTCAATTGGATTTACAAAGTTTTTACCAAACGCAGAAATGAATATACTTTCTTTATTTGATGGATAGTATTCCCATTTAAGGTCTACATTATAGATGTCAGATTTTTTAAGATTTGAATTACCCAATAATTGTGCGTTTCTTACAAAATCATAATAAGCAAAATTAGCCACTTCTCTAAATTCAGGTCTTGCTAATGTTTTACTCATTGAAAATCTATACTTACTTTTTTCTTCGTTGTATGAAAGATTTAATGAAGGTAACAAATCCAAATACTCTCTATCTACATTTATTTGTATTCCGCTAAAATCAGATGTATTAACTCTAAAGATATTATATTCAGTTCTCAATCCACTATTCAATTTCCATTTACCCCACTCACCATCATACATTACATAACCATTACCTAAATCAAAATCTGCGGTGTATCTATCGGTGTTGTTTGTTATTTCATCCAACATATCAACTGCGGTATATCTAAAAACTCTTGCGTTAAATCCTCTAATCTTTTTTAGATAACCACCACCAACTTTTATCTTACCAAAATCTTTGTTAATGTTACCATTCATTCCGTTCTCATCCATAATTGACCAGAAACGATATGTGTCTCTCCATGCGGTTGCATATGGTTCGTTTACACCCAATGATTTTGTAATTGGATTAACTCTATAATCAGGTTGTTCTCTAAAAATAAAATTATATCCTACATTAAAATCCCATGTCTTAATCTTACCGTCTAATTGTGAATTAAGAACAAAGTTGCGGATATGATTAGAAGAATTACTTAATACATTCTGAACATTATCATAGTTCTCACCAACTCTATTCATATACGAGTCATCAGTTTGATAACTTACTAATGTTTTCCAACTATATCGGTTTTCACCCAAATAAGTTAAGTTAAGTAATCCATTTGCTTGAAATCTTTTTGAGTAAAGTGTATCTTTGTAATCGTATGCCAATTCAGTTGAAGATTGATAATCAGTTCTTTCAATATAGTTTAGATTGAATGAGTTTCGTATTGTAGAACTAAGTAAAGCATTAAACTTACCCTTCTTATATCCAAATGAAAGTGCTCCATTTGTATTAAGTGGAGATGTAAACCCTTCGGTTGTTGGTGAACCTATTAACTTTGTAAATGCTCTCCTTTCAATGTTTGGGCTTATTCGGAAACGATAAGTGGATGGGAATGTGGAAGGAAATTCAGTAGCTTGAACTAACTTAAAATCTTTAAGAGATGAAACCGAACCCCAACCACTTCCCAATGAGATATTGAAAAAATTGTTGGAAACTTCTTTTGTAGAAACTTGCACCAATCCACCACTCCAATCACCAGGTAGATTTGCTGAAGCTGATTTAGCTATGATTATATTATCAATTAGGGATGTAGGAATTATATCAAATGAAAATGCTCTCCTATCTGGTTCGGTTGATGGCAGTAGAGTTTTATTTAACATAGCAGAATTGTAACGGTCTGCTAATCCTCTTACCAATACAAACTTATCGTTTTGAATAGTAACACCGCTTACTCTTTTAAGTGCATCACCAACGGTTCTATCGGGTGTTTTTTTAATAAACTCAACTGATAATCCATCGGATACTACATTTGAATTACGAATACTTCTTACAATGGATGCTTCGGTTATCCTTTGACCGGCAGATTTTACAGTCACTTCTGAAAGGACTTTGTTAAATAATGTATCTTGCGAAAATGTTGATAAAGGTAGTAACAGAAATAAAAGAAACGCTCTCATAAAGTTATTTTAGGTTAGTTCCCCAATAACTATGAAAGCGTTTCTCTAAATTGGTTATTTTAATATTAAGAAATTATGAAGAAATTCCACATAATGTTAGGAACTCCTTTGCATTGTGTATTACATCTTCTGATTTGAACTTTCTTAACATAGCATCTGCTATTTCCTTTCTATTGTTCATATCATCTACCATACGAATAATTTCAGCAACACCCACAACCATATCTCTATCGTTTTCGTGTCCCTGTCCTACTTCTATTTCTTTGATATTCTCTTTCTGATTCCAAAAATCCATACCACCCTTAACTACTTTTTGTATTGTTTTAAGAGCTGGGTTGTTTGGTTTTAATACTTTTTTACTTAATGTTTCTAACTCATTAAATTTTTTAATATAAAAATCTGATTTTTGTGGAGTATATGTGTATTGTGTTCCTGAAGGAATTAAATCCAATATTATTTGTTTTAACTTTTTATCATTAACTTCATAGTATAGATTCTTAAGGTCAGATACTAAATATCTGATATGAGAGTAGTTTTCTTTTAGTATATTACTTAACTTTATCATTCTCTAATCTTTTTAATACTTCTAAATTTTGTTTAATTAACTTCATTTTTTTCAAACCGCTTCTCCTACTTCTCATAGGTACTGGTTTTGGTTTTGCTTTTGCCATATCTTAACGTTTTACAGTGTTTCCAAATTCTTGTGAGAAATCGGTATCTTGCGATAAATTTAAGACCTGAACTCTACACTTTTTACATCCATGCTTTTGTGTTAATATATCTATTACTTTTTTAGCTTCACCACTTGATTTAGCTTTTGTGTATAAAATTTCCTCATCTCTTTTACCAGGAGGAATACCCCAAACAATATATTCGGTTTTGGTTGATTCTGATAATATAGTTTTTAAGCTAATCATTATTTTTCAAATACACCCTTTTTAATCATCTTGTCCAAAATGTTTGCACAAGCTATATCCAATGCTTTCTTAGTTGAAATACTAATTGTAGATTGGTTGAATTTAATTGGGTCCACAGTTGCATCAGAAAGTAAAGTAAGTTCTCTATTTGTTTTAGCTTCACCCAAACCAGATGCTGCGATGATTGAACCATTCTCAGCATTTGTAAATCTAACCTGTAAACCTAAACGAGTTACTAAGTTATCTTTGATACCATCTTTTAAGTTAATAGTTTCATCTTCTGATACTGAATAATCATATACTTCAATCTCTACAAAGTAATGTGCCAATTTAATCTTTCCTCTACCTTCAATTTTGTTTTCGGAAATACCAGCGTTTGATGCTTTGAATTGTTGCACCATTCTATTTTTAATTTCAGTCTTATCTTCGGTAAATTCAAAACGATTAAGGTTATCCAAATATTCTAATACGATATTTGCAACACCCAATCCTACTCTCTTTTCTTTTAATTCAGGGTACATTTCGTACACTTCTTCACCAATACCACATTTAAGGATTTGGATATTTTTCTTTGGACCTTCATAATCCAAATATGCAGATATATCTTTTTTCTTTTCAAAATCTGCTTTGAAATCTTCAGTTTTAGTTTTTCCTATTGTTTGAGCATGTAGGACACCCACACCACTCGTAATCAACAATATACTTAATAATACGAATAATTTTTTCATACATAGATAATTTCTTATAAATATAAAAAAAGGGAGAAACGATGTTCTCCCTTAATTTATTTACTTTACATTTGGGTCTTCAAGATTTTTGATATATTCATCAATCAATCTACTTACAGCTTCGGGCTTTTCATCAGCCTTAAACTTAACCTTTATTTTAGCCATACCAGCTTCAGTTGGATTGTAACCTGAATCAACTTCAATACCTTTGATATTGTGTTCGTATCCTTTTTTCTTAAATAAACCTAATAGAGATTTTTTAAGACTGGATACTTCTTTTTCTTCGTCACCAAATATAAGTCTACAAGTAAACTCAATATCTAGCTCATCCAATCCAATAGATGAATGGTCCGCCAAAATATAAAGAGGTACAACCAAATCCTTACCACCTATATTAAAGGTAGTGGTTTTGGGTGTACCATCTTCATTGAAATAGTTTCGGATAGCATTAATATGCTGTCTTTCACTTATACCTTGAGAAACCATGGCGGCCTCTAAGAGACCGCCAACAAGTTCCTCTACATTTAATCTTGCCATAATATAACCTTTATTTTATTTTTATCTATTACTTCTTACCACCACCAGTTGCTGGGTCTTCAGTAAGTGGAATTAAAGATGGTTCTAACATTTGAGTTAGGTAATCTGATAATTTCAACATACCTTCAGTTGCTGGTAATTGTTCAGCGTGTACTTTTACATTGTATTTAGCTGAGTTGTCAGTGCTTCTAGTGTTCTCTTTGTTTGTAGCTACTTTACCAGAAATTTTTGCATTCCAGCTCATACCCCAAAATCTACCACCAGCTGATACTTCAACACTGCTTTCAGTTTTTACATCACTTTTTTCTGTCTCTGAAGTTTTTACTTCCATAGCAAATTCAATATCTGCTGAAGTAATTGCTAATGAAGGAAGTGGTACTAATGGTAACATAGGAACTTTACTATAAATTTTTTGTAGTTTTTGTTCACCTGTTGCACCATCGGTTACAACTCTGTTCATTTCAACATCTAAAGCACGTGCTTTAGTTTTTTTAGTTTTCTCGTCCGTTACGAATGCTACTTCAGAAATATATTTCCAAGTTACTTCGTTTAATTTTGCTTGACCTTTTGCCATACCAACAATAGGTGAAACAATCAAATCTTCAATAGGAAGACCTGCGAATTGGTCTGCGATACCTGCCATAAATTTAAGTTTTTATAATTAATTTTTGTAACTTGTTTGAACATAAATATCCCAAAAAGTATAAAACACCCCAATTATCCAAATTTTACTACTCCTTGGTACTCTTTTTTGATTTTTTCTATTTCAACAAGTGCTTCCTTATATTTTTCCTTTATTTCATCATTAACTGTAAAATCCAAAACTGTCTCACAATGTGGACAGGCTGAAACTGGATGTTTGAATATAAATTCTAAAGTTAATCCCAAAGGTTGTTTGCAAGCGGGACAAGGTAGTGCCATAACATTTTATTTAGTATAAATATAAAAAAGGGAGAAACTATGTTCTCCCTTTATATTATCCTAATTCTTCTTCTTCAACTTTCTTTCCCTTCTTAGCGTTGATGAATTTATCAACTGAAGCGATACCGAATGCTCCCAATGTGATTACCATAAATCCATCAAATACAAATTCGTGGATTGGCATTTCTTTACCCATTACACCAGTGATAATATCAACTGAAAGAGTAATAACCATCATTATGAATGCACCGAAACCTACTACTGATTTTTCATTGATGTGATTGTCATCGCTGAATAGTTCTTTTAACCATCCCATAGTTTACTTATTTAGTTTATTAATGTAACCTATGCGTAACTGATTTATATTACCCTGCTTGTTCAGCATCTTCGTCTTTTATCTTTCCACATTTCAAACATTCTTCATCACCATCACCATCTTTATCACCCCAAATGTGTTCACACTGTCTATGTGCGAAATAAACATCAATCTTACCATCACCATCAAAGTCAATACCATCCATTACACCATCACCATCTTCATCAACTTCTACACCAGTTCTACCTGCTTTTGGAGTTGGAGCGGTTACAGCGTCTGTAATTTGTGATTCAACTTTTTCTTCTTTTGGTTTGTTAGCTTCTATTAGATTGATTTCATGTGCATGATTTGCAGCTTGGACAAATGCATCTGGAATAAGTGGAGTTGTAGGTTTGTTACTTTCCTTCATATCGTTTGTATGTGAAAGTGAAGTTCCATCTTCCTCATCCATTTTCTGAACTAACATCTTATCTTTATCGGTATCACTAAACCAGTAATCTATGATTTTACCATAACTACCAATGAAAGCACCTAATAATAATAAAAGAAGTTCTTTCCATTCACCTGCAATTTCGGATTTCATAAATATAGCCCCGAACATTCCTGCCATTATAAACATAAACCCACCTAATACCAATGCGGTAATCCACCATCTTCTTTTCATCATTGAATTAAGAAGGTCCTTAAAGCCGCTTGGTGGTTGTTGATTATTCTCTGCCATTTTCTTTTCGTATTCTTTCGTTATTTGCATGATTCATAGCCCATAATAAGAAGGCTATGAAAAATAATGTAACCCCAATTTTATATCCCATATATTACCACTCAGCTGGTTTCTCTTTGAACTCATCACCATCTTTCTTTTTAGGTGCTGGAGCTGCAGCTGGTTTTTCTACAACTTTTTCTCTTTCAATGATTTTAGTTGTTCCACCTGCTGATTGAGATTGCTGGTTAGAATTTGTGATGTTGATTACGGGTGCTGCTGCAGGTGCAGGAGCTGCTTCATCTCCACCGCCTGTGATTTTTGTTACACCCCAAGTACCTAAGCCCATAACCGCTGTTGTTGCAACACCGATTATTGTTTTCTTCAAACCAGACCAAGTACCATCATTTGTGCTTTCTACTTCTTCTGACATTTTGTTTTTATTTTATTGTTACAAATTTTATAACTTATTAAAATCGGTAATACCTAACATTTTACCATTTGCATCGTATAGAGCTATTCTATATGCTGATGCTGGAAATGCATTAGTATAAACCTTTAATATATTATCACCGGTGTTTGCGTACATTGTTTCTTTAGATACTACTCTATTTGCAATATCAAAGATTTTAATTGTTACGTTTTGTCCAGCTTCTAACTTTACGTTAATAGCCACTTCTGAAGTTACGAATACTGATTGTAGTTTCAAACCAGAAGCCGCTGCCATTTTTAGTTCCTCATTTGGATTTACAACTGGTGGTTGTGGATAAATATCTAATTTTCTACAGCCAACAATTAATAGTGCTCCAAACAATACTAATAATAATTTTTTCATTTTTTGTTTGTTTTTAATTAATTATCAGTAACGTTTTACCTACTTCAACACTATTCTGGTCCTCTAAGGTCAGATATAAATATTTAATAGGTAGTGATTTAGTATAAAGTTTTAGTGTATTTAATCCAGTTTTTCCAATTATTCTTTCTCGGGCCACAACTTGCTGGCCAACTGAATCAAATAAAGTAAGTGTATAGACCCCTTCGGTCTTTAGATTGAACTTGATTTGTTCACCATTTCCAATAGATGTTTCTTTAACAGAGAATATATCAGATGGAGCAGGTGGTGGGGTTGGGACTACATCTAATTTTCTACATCCCCATATTGAAATTAAAAATAATATCGTTAAAAGGTATCTCATTATTGTATTCTTATTTTAATAGTTTTACCATCTTTATTTACCGCTTCGTTTCCAGCAATAGAAACCAAACCTAAAGAGTTATCCAATTGTTGTTTTAATTTGAACGTAAGTTGATATTCGGTAGTACCATCTAATAATTCACCACCAGTATTAAGAGAACCTAAATTAATAAATGTTCCTCTATCATTTGCGAAGTTTATAGGTGAGCCTGTTGTTTTGTATTTTGTTGAAGATAACGTAATTAAAGAGTTATCATAATTTATTTGGAATTGAGTACCAACAATAGAATTTATATTTGGATTGAATTTAATAGTTGCAATTAAACTATCTCCAACTATTTGCGAGATAATATATGCAGTTGGTTCACCATTTACACTCATACTTCTTTCACCAAAGTTTGCTGACATTGTTGTTATACCATTTGAAGGTGGAGTTGCTGAGTGTGATAAGTTTACATCACCTTTCCAAGTTACTGCTAAATTGTATGTGTAATTTATTTTACCATCCAATAAACTGAATCCATACTCTTTACCTAAATAAGATGGAAAATCTTTCCAATTAGATTTACCAATAGTTGCATAAGTTGAATCTAAAACTATTTTCATTGTATTATCCAATGTGTAGTTATCCACTAAGTTTTTAGCACCTGTTAAGTTTTGTAATAATCTAAAACAATCCGCTTCATTGAATACACCATTATCATCAATATCCGCATTTTTGAATTGCATACCATAAGTGAATTGCGTTCCACTACCACCACCAAATATACCACCAGCTTCTGCCAATTCCTTAAATGCTAAATAAACATCCGATACAGTAACTATACTATTGTAAAGTGTTTTAAGTTGTACTGAATCATAATTTTGAAATTGGAATTTATGTTGTTTGTAAGTACCATTTTGTGCAAAAGAAATATTAGACATAAAAGCCCAATTATTATTTCCAGCATTTCTTATTGATGAATTAAATGCCGAAGTTCCATCGGTAACTTTTGTAAGTGTTGATGGAACAACATAATGTGCCCAATATGCAGATGTTTGTTGATATGTTACAGGCCCATCATAACAATCCAATATTTTAACTTTAGATATTGTTGATGGTTGTGTACTTCCAAATCTAGTTAAATCAATATAAAGAGTTGTAACACCATTTGAAATATTAACATAAGAAAATTCTGCTTGTCCAGTTGTTATGGTTGCTTTGTAGGATGATGGTTCGTTTACAAATTGATAACTCAATCCCCATGCTCCCCAACTATCTGATGTTACACCATTTTGTGTTGATGCTGGATAATCATTTAATCCCTCAACTATTTTAATGTAAACATCTTTTGTTTGTCCGGCAGTTATTACCCCAGCATGCACAGCTGCTTTTGGAATATATGAATCGTTTGTGTATATGTTTGTTCCCCAAATTGTACCACCTGTATTACCTGTTATGGTCATTTTGTATATCTTACCTATATCGGTTTCACTATATGCAGTCATATCATTTGCGGTTGCTATTGATATTGCAGATGAAAATAGTTTTGCAGTATCTAATTGTTCAGAAAGAGTTACTCTACCTAAACCATTTAATGTTTTATATGTATTTCCCGTCCATGCCGATGTGGAGTTGTTTCTTTTGAATATCGTTCCTAAAAATTTAGTTTCATCAATATTACCACCAAAGTTAAAATTAAATTGACCTACCAAATTTAAGTTAGGTCCATTTGTATTAATAACACTATTATTGTAGAATTCAGTAAAAGTTTGGTCATCAGGATTTGTCCATGTTCCATACTCAATTACATACGGATTATTATAGTTAGAATTCAAATCGTTCCATTGAGAACCACCCCATTTAGTTACCGCATAATCTTCGTTTCCACCCCAGTTATTTGGTTCACCACCTGCCCAATTGTTATAAACACCTTGCTGATTTGTTGTACCTATTCTTACGATAGTACCTTTTTCAGGTCCATCATCTATTCTCCAAGTTCCTTCGGTTATTGAATCCGTTAATGCAAACCATATGTTAGATTGTGGTACATTATTAAAAATAAATAAATCCTCATCTGAAGAAGTTATAGTTACCAAATACCCTCTTTGCCCTTTGAATGTTGTTGCAGCTGCGTTTATTTTAGATTGTGAATAAAACACACCGGTTGATATTGGTCTATAAAAGTGTCCATTTGTTGGAAGATAAAAATATCCAGTTGGGTTTACAGTTGCAGATACCGATATTTGAACATTACCTGCGGTACCTGTTGTGTTTACTTTTAGAGATGCTAATGCGTTGTTAATGTTAGCTTGAGTACCCGTAAAAGTTAAACGAGTTTTATTACCGGTCAAAGTATATCCAATGGATGCGGTAAGACCCGTTGTAGTTGTTATGTAAAACGTAGTTCCAGTTGGAGCAACAGGTAAACCAATAGCACATAGTAAAACATCAGTAGAATTAAATCCACTTAAACTAAAACCGCTTGCATTTTGTGCAGATGTGTTTACCGTAAACTCTTTAGGGTCTGGTGCATTTACCTGCTGACCAAACCCTAAAGATACAATTAAAGATAATAATAGTGTTAATAATATTCTCATTATTCAATTACAAGTTCTACTTTCTTTCCATTAGCATCTACCGCATCGGCTAACACAAAGAAGAATAAACCTGCAGTGTTGCTTAATGGAACTTTTGGATTAAATATTAATTTATATGGAGTACCAGTTTTGATTCTAGCTGTCTTTTGTTGGTCAATAGAACCAAATGTCAATCTACCATTATCCTTTGTTGAGAAGTTTGTGATAGTTGAACCAGAATCAAATATGATATTTTCCAAATCTAATTTTGTTGAATCGTAGTTCATAATAACTTGCAAACCTGCTAAACCTTCTTTAGTTAAGTTTGTGGTAAGAACTACTTTACCATTTTGTATTGTAGATGCTACACCCAATTTAACTTCTTCTAATACAGACTCATTATAAGAGTTACTCATATTAGATGTCATAGCCATAGTTTTAATTTCACCAATTGTTAAATCGTTTGATTTATTAGTAAAGATACCAGCTGCTATTCTTGATGCGATTGTATCAGGATGAGATGAATGTGACCAATCTAAGTCACCACCCCATGCGAATACAGCATCTACAGTTTGTGTAGGTTGTGTCACATAAACTCTATATTTTGAAGTACCATCTAACCAACTTTGATTTAATAAACCACTATGCCATCTCCAAGAAGTTGCGGTAGAAGTTGGAATGAAAGCGTTTGCTGATACATCAACTCCCATTACATGCGCAAATGAATAGTATGCATCTGCTTCAGTAAATACGGCATCGTTCTTAGTAATATTACCAACTTTCTTTTCTAAGTTTGGTCTTGTGAAGTAAGTAGTGTTACCACTTAAATCAGTTTGTGAAATACCTAAGAATGATTTATATGCATCAGATACAGTCACCACATTATTCATCCAAGTCTTAGATGATGCATTTGCTACAAATACGCCTAAACTATCACCAACTCTGATACCTGATGTAAATATTGCTTCACCACTACCATCTAATGCTCTTTGTGCAATAGGTTGTTGTGACCAATCTATATCACCAGTACCATCGGTTTTTAATCTCATTAATTGAACGTTATGGTCACCAATGTTATATCCAGAAGGGAATAGAACTCTTACTTTGAAATAAGAAGTATTACCAGTTACACCAGTTATTGTTGTTGGACCAGCTGTTGTTCTAATGAATGGAATATTTGCTCCACTAGCACTATCAGTTGCGTAAGATAGGTTTAACTTAAAAATACCAGCATAAGTGTTTTGGTCTTTAAGAATATACTTTTGAGTTGCCACTACACCATTTACGCTTTGGTCTACTCTTTGAACTGCAATCTGTCCAACATTCCAATCGTTGTTTACAGCATATCCCCAAGGTGTAGAGCCATATTGTGCATATAAAGATGTATCTGCGATGTTTGCAGCTGCAGTAAACTTATAGTTGTTCCAACTTGTGTAATAAGTTTGTGATTGATTACCCTGTGAGAAGGTTGTGGAAACATAAGTTAAAGCCTTATTATTGTAGTCATATCTTAACCAAAAATAACGTGGCTTAGTTGTTCCCTTATCTACCGTATAAGTTACAGTGATTGTATCCCCTACTCTATAAGGTCCTGCTGAAACTGATTGGTTGACAATTATTTGAGCTTTTGCTGCAAAGCTTATTAAAACTGCCGCTACTAAGGTTAATATTCTTTTCATATTATTTTGCTTTTCCACCGAATAGCTTAGTAATCAACTTATCCGATGCTTTTTTAAGTGCGTTAGATAATGAAGTTTGATTGAATTTACCACCCTGGTCTACAATAAGTGTGGACATTGATATTTCAGATGAAGATTCTTCAACTACAACTTCTTTTTCTTTTTTGCCATCTTTGTAAAGTATTCCCTGTAAACGAACAACCACTTCTTCTTCTCCTTTATGGAATACTGAAATGTTTGTCTTTGTAGATAGAACATCCAAATACACAATATTAACTTTTAATTTATATTGTGCATTTTCATTTAGGTCATATCCTTTTTCTTGAAGGAATTCCTCTAAGATATTTTTAACACCAAATGCCAAATTTCTATTGCCGGCTAGCTTACCAATTTTAACTTGGTTGTCTACACCTTCAACCCAAATGTGGTCTTCGGCTTGGTAATTAATGTTCGCAGGATTATCGGAAAACCTGCCATCAAAACGAATTGTTAGTTCGTGTGTAATTTTGTCAATTAGTTGTTCATTACCTGAGAAGGTTAAGAACACCATAAAAACTTGGAACAGGAATGCTAAACCTATGAAGGTAAGCACACCAGTAAGAAACGCTTTGAACAAAAACTCTTTTAAGTTCAAAACCTGAGATTTAATGTATTGCATGAGTATATCAGCTTATTATGTTAGTATAACAAGTTAGATAACACTTGCGGAAACCAATAAACGGAACAAATAGGAAATAACGTACTAAAGCAAAACAATTAGATACTAAAATGGGTATCTAAGCATAAATATTAGATACCCATTAATTACTAACTTTTTTAAGTAAAATTACTATAAATTTTTCAACTTATAGAGTGTAGAATATATTAATTTTTCAACATTATCAACTTCGTTCTGAATCCAGCTAGCTGATAATTCTTCTGATTTTCTATTAGTTTGTACAAATTTTAACAGGTCTTCAAAATAAGCGATGATGTTCTCAATAGATGCATCATTGTCAATTCCTTTTACTGCTTTGAATTCAATCAAACCAGCCATTCCTTGATAACCCTCTACCAAACCATCTATCATCCCTACAATACCATCGTAGTACCCTTCTAAAGCAAGATGCGGAGCTAATCCATTAGGAGATACCCTTAAATGGAATACGTGAGCCTGTGTACGGCTGTGTAATAACATTGAAGCTAAATCTGTCATAATATAATCCTTTATAGATTATAAATATTCTTCTTCCCAAAAATCGTTATTTGGAGATTTAATCATTCCGTGGTCTAAGTAATCGTTTAACATCTTTACCTGATGTTTTTTCATTTCGTTTACCACTTTTGTAATGTAGTGAGTCTTACAATCTGTCATTTCTCGGATTAGTAAATATAGGTGTTTCTTATTAAAATTTTCTATATACCTACTTCTACGGAATAATTCTAAAACAGCATCTGCAATTTGAATATCTCTTTTCTTTGTAAAAACTCTTGTCAAATTTTGGTCCCAATATTTTAACATTAATTCTTTGAATTCTACAAACTCATTTCCTTGTTCTACTTCTCTAAAATCATCTTCTGGATTCCAGCTTTCGGGCATTTCAGAAAGTAGTGCTGTTTTTTTGAAACGTTTGTAGTTGCTATTATTTTTTAGAATCAAATGGTTTTTAGCAACAATAGAAAAATAAGAGAATGCTTTACCCTTACCTTCTTGGAACATATGTATTTTTTCAATTAGTGTAGATACCACTTCCATTTGTACATCTTCCTTACTTACATCAAAATAAGAAAATTTGAAAGTATTAAGAATATTTTCTGCTAATTTCTCAAATGGATATTTTATACTTTCTTCGTAAATTTTATTTCTGATTTTTATATCGGTTGTTTTATTATATTCAATAATTGCTTTTTCAGTATCTATTGTAAAATAAACTCTGTCTTTCTTTTTTCTTGGCATGATTAGATTTCATTTTTGTAAGTTTCAATTGTGTTCTTTAATTCAGAGAACACAGCTCCAACTTCGTCATCTGATTCAAATGAACCTCTAATATCAATATCTCTCATCATTTGCAACATAGTTTCTAATTTTTCTTGAGTTTGTAATTGTTTATCTTCATAAACATTAATTACATCTTTTAATTGTTCATTTTGTTTTACAAAATTAATACCTCTGATAAGAAGTAATATATTGAATATTATTGAAGCTGGTAATAATATTATTAATAAAAAACCTATTAAATAATCCATAAATTTTTAGTTATTATACAAATATACAACAATTTTTTGATAATTCCAAATTTAAGCCTCAGCAATTGGATTACCAAAAAGGTTAAATGGAATATCCATTTCTGTATGTTCTTTTTGTGCTTTTTTTGCTAAATTGTGAAGTTTTTTAATTCTTCTTTGTACTTTCTTTTCTAACTTACCATAATCAATTACTTCCAATTCATTCAATTCTTCAATAAGAGAATCCAAAGTAATTTTAAGTGCAAGTATATTTTCTTGCTGATGTGTTAGTATTTCTGCTATTGTTTTTGCTTCCATATTATACATAGGAGCCTGAATATAAGGCTTGTAGGTTTTGTGTTAATTCGTAATCTAATTCTCTTTTATATTCGTGCCCAAAAGCCTTCTTAATAGATATATTTGTATAACCCATTGCCCCTGCCATTCTCATACATATTCTTTTATACTCCCAAATATCCAAATCATCAGGAACAGTAAACTCAATTTTAGAAGCTTCTCTATTTTCTTCGTTGGTAGTGATAAATATAAATCTTGCCATTTTTTTAGAGTTTAGATTAATTGCCAACCCTTTTCGAGATAGGAATCAATCTTTTTACTCTTAACAAATTCCATCTCACCATTTGGTCCCTGCAACATAACTCTTTCGTTGCGTCCAGGTTCTTTATCCTTTACAATAGTTTCTGAATAAGATCTTGATGGGTGTGTAATATCAATACCATCAATTGCATCTATTGCTCTTTGTACTAAAACACACTCTAACAACCCAACATCACCAAAAAACTCATCAGCGTTTTTCCAATCAGTTTTTTCTGCTTTGAATTCAACTTTTCCTAAATTATCAGTTTGTAAAACAATCCAAGGATAACGAATTGTTTTTCTAACTTTATTCTTTTTAATACTATCTTTTTCAAAGTAAACCAATGGTTTATCAGAAACTTGTAATATTTTAGGATTAATCAAATTTAATTCATCTTCTTTATTACCCAAACGAATTGTAATAATTCTTTTATCTATACCAACATCGGCACCATTAAATACAAATCCATCTAGGTTAGATATTAAAGATTTGTATTCATTATAATCATCTGTGCTTATAATAGATTCTTTAATTTTTTGTACTTTCATTTTGTTTATTTTTATATTCTTTTATTTTTTCGTTTATGAAATCTATTGAACGGTCATCTTCAGAATTAAATCCCATATAACCTATATAGTATTTTATGTTTTCAGGATTTTCTTCCAATTCTTTTTTTAGTTCTTCTAAATTTCTCAAATATTTTGTTATCTTTGTCATTATTCTAAATCACTTGGTTGGTTTCGGTAAATTCTATAACTATCTTCATCAAAGTGTTGTGTACTAACTTCAAAGATAGTTGCTCCATCAGTTAATGCGGTTAGTTGATGTGGTAATCCTTTTTTAATTTCAATCACATCACCTTTTTGGATTTGTGTGTAAAGTCTTTCACCATTTTCAGTATCTAGCCAATCAAACTGAAATGCTCCTTCTTGTACATACCACGTTTCATCTTTAATCATATGATAGTGCATTGAAAATTTATCACCACTATTATTGAACACTAATAACTTTCCACAATAATCTTTATCATTATGTATCCACAATTCATATCCCCATTTTTTTTCTACTCTTTTTGGGTGTTGTATTTTTACATCAAAATTTGCCATAATTAATTACTTAAAGGTGCTTTAATTGTTGGGTGGTGTTGATAACCTTCTAATATAAAATCATCAGGTGTAGCACAACATATACCATCTATTTTCACTTCGGTTTTTAGTGTTGGTAGTTCATATGGAGTTCGGCTTAGTTGTTCTTTAGCCTGCTCAATATGATTAGAGTATAAATGTACATCCCCTAAATTACCAATCAATTCATCAGGTATCATACCACATTCATTTGCTAATATATGAAGTAATAACCCATAAGAAGCAATATTAAAAGGTAATCCTAAGAATGTATCCACTGAACGTTGATTCCACATTAAGGAAAGATACTTACCTTCTCTAACGTAACATTGAAATCCATAATGACAAGGTGGTAAAACCATTTGGTCTAATTCACCTACATTCCAAGCAGATACCATCAATCTTCTACTATCTGGATTTTCTTTTATGGTTCTCACTAAATCATCTATTTGGTCAATTCTTCCATTCTTACCATCCCACTTTCTCCATTGTTTACCATAGATAGGTCCTAACTCACCATCAGTTCTTCCACTCTTAGCATAATCACCATCCCATATATGATTGTTATATTTGTGTAAGAAAGCAATATTAGTTTGGCCTGTTAAGAACCAAAGTAGTTCTGAACATACTTGCTTCCATGCTAATTTCTTCGTTGTTAATGCTGGAAACCCATTCTGCATATTGTGACGTATTTGCCATCCAAAAATAGATTTAGTACCTGTACCGGTTCTATCAGTTTTATCAACACCAAATCTGATAATGTGTTCTAATAATTCTTTATATTGTCTATCTATTTCGTTAGCCATAATTAGTTTATTATATCATCCAATCTTATATTATGTTCTTCCATTATATCCCAAAACTGCTCATATACCGCATCTAACAAATCTTCTTTAGATTCGTATTTGTCCAATTTCCATTCAAATCCTTTTTTAGTATTATGTGCAAATTGAAATAATGCAATAGCCATATCAGTTGCTTTAACTGCACGTTTATGTGCCAATATATCATCTGGTTCATTAAGGTCAAACTCTAGTATTCCTTTTGCCATCTTCTTTTGTTTTGAAAAATATAAATAATTTAGATTCTAAGTTATCCATTTGAGTCATTGCTATCCATTTACCTAATACACTACCTCCAATATAAAATGGTAGTACCCACATATCTCCTTTTAACAAACTATCCAATGAAAAATAAACTGAAGCAAGTGATACCAAATTAATCCAAACTGAATTAATAAGTAACCTATTTAGTTGATTCTCATAAGTAAATTTAATCTCCAATACCTTAAAGATATTGAACATTATTTGAAAGGTTAATATTGCTATGTAATTCATCATTTAATAAAAGGTAATATTGCTAATTCTTTTGCTTTTGCCTCAACCATAATATCAATATCTAATCCGTATGTTTCGGGTAATTGTTTTATGTAATCAGCGTGAGCCTGTGGTTTTGTTCCTTCTTTTGGTTCTGAGTAATGAACTTCTTGCGTAATTCCATCAGGCCAAGTTGTTGCGGCTAATTTAAGTGCTTCTTCTTCGGTTAATCCGCCTGTACAAAATGTGTGATGGTGATAATCAAACACAATTGGAATTTTAATCTTATTATGAATATACATCAAATCTAATACGGAATACATTGTAGCCTTGTCATCATTCTCAACCGTCAATCGGCTACGAACTGATTTAGATAAACGTTTGAAGTTGTTACAAAATCTATCCATTGCTGATTTCTTATCTCCGTAAACTCCGTTACAATGAATATTAATATTATTGAATGGTGTTTTAGATAATCCCATCATATCAAATATCTTACCATGCAATTCCAAATCTGCTATTGCGTTCTTAACAACTTCTTCATTTGGTGAAGTTAATACAACGAATGGACCAGGATGCGAATTAATACGCATGTTATGGAACTTAGCAAAATCACCTGCTTTCTTTAACTCACTCTTAATCTCTTTGTAATCTTTTAGTTGGGTTAAATCAATATGGTCACCCCAAGGTACGATAGCGGAAGATAATCTGAATAGTTTAATCCCATTCATTCTATTCCACTCTAATATTTTGATTATATCTTTTGCATTTGCTAATGCTAATTCAGATACATAATCCAATCCTTTAGTTTGAAAAGTCCTCTTAACCATAGCTCGGTTAGTAGTAACTTTTTTACCCATACTCATATTGATACAAGCATATCCTAAATTCATCATTTTAGTATTATTTGTTGTAATACAAATATACAAAAAATGTTTGGATTTACCAAATATTAATATGATTTACTTGAAAAATCGGTTGGATATTGTGAAGGTTTGATATGTTTTATCCAATAATTAACCGCATTTTGGTCATTTATCCAACTCTTACGGTCATTCCAATCAAAAGTTGCTCTAGCATAATAAGGTAGTGCATTTCGTATTTCCATTGCTCTATTAGGATGTGCAGTTACTTCATTTATTATACCATCTCCATCTGTATCAATTCCATCAACAGATCCATCCCCATCAATATCAATATATCTTGGAGAATAATCAGGTTCAAGTTTTAACAAATCAGCATCAGTTATTTCTTCACTAATTATCTCATTCGTTTCCACATTTGTTGTAGTGGAATTAATTTCGTTTTTTTTTACTTCTTCGTTGTATTGAGAAGCCGCTTCTTTTAATTCTTCGTTTGGAGCCGGTGGATTTTCTATATTATCAAAAAATGTTTTTTTATCATTTTCTGATAATTCCATTGGTTCATCATACAATCCCAATTCTTGGTCATTCTTCATCATCTCAACTAAAGCTTCTTTTTGCTTTTCTTTATCACCATATACTTCATAATCTTTACTCTCAATTTTTTCCATTATCTTTTCTTCTCTACGTTTCATAATCAAACCATTAAACGCAATAATCAATGCTACTGCCAATGGGTCAAATACTAATACGATAATAAGGATAAAGAATTTAACAACATCATTAAGTGGAACACCAAACGCATCTGCTACGAAACGGAATCCACCAACTTCTCTTTCTAATTCAATATTATTATTTTTAATTGAATTTATTGAATCTAAAGAAACATTATTTTGTTTTGTTAGTTCATCAATACGTTTGGATATAGAACTAATCTCTTTATCAGCATTACGAATCATTTGTGATACTCTTGCTGTTGATTTATCTTTATCAATTTGTTTAGATAAATTTGCCTCTTGTGAGTTACGAATGTTTTGTTGATTGTTTAATTGATTAGTATATCTTTCAATTTCCTTATCGTTCTTTTCAATTTGAGTTTGATATACTGCAATATCTCTTTCCACTTTTTGTAAGGAAAGATTTTGTTGTTGGAAGGCATTAGAAAGGTAACCAAAGATACCAGCCGATGTAATAAGCATTAAAGTTGCTACTGCTATCGTTAGATACCATTTATTAAATCCTTTAAGTGTATCCCATTCTTGCTTTAGATAAGTTGCGGCAACTAATTTTGCAGCCTCTAAAGAACCTGCCATTACCATTACTGATATAGATGCTCCTGCAAATAGAACACCCAATCCCGTTACGGAGAAGTAAGCTGCACAACCAGCAACAATAACTGCTGATAATCCAACCAATATTTTTAACCAATTCATTTTCTTATGATAAGTCTACTATATTTTGTGTCAACTCAACTAATCTTTCAATTTCTACTGTTAATTTTGTAGCCTCAGCAGGATTAGCTGGTCTTTCGCCTTTTAACATTTCAGAAATAACTTTTGCTCTCTTAGCAATTGCTTCTAAGTTTTCTTGAGCTCTCATTTTGTATTCAGGTTTCATAAAACTATTATTTGTTTCTATATAAATATTGATTAAAAATAAAAAGGGTGGATTTTGATACCCACCCTTTCGTTATTTTGATAGGATTAACCTATTGAAATTGTTCTTTTCTTAGGTTGTTCCTTTTCTCTTTTTGGTACTGTTAGTTCTAACACACCATCTTCGAACTTAGCTTTTAGCTTATCCAAATTGAAGATTTTTGTATCGGCTGTGAATGTTCTTTGGAATGAAGAACGTTTCACTTCTCTACGAAGGTATGTACCACCTTCTTTTTCTTCAACTTTGGTATTTTTTTCACCCTTCAATGTAATGATTGAATCTTCTACATCAATGGTTATTTGGTCTTTACTTAGACCAGGAATTTCCGCAATAATCTCAATACGGTCAGCGAAATCAACAATATCACATTTTGGATATGCCGAAGCTGCGAAAGGTGTGATACCTACTTCTTTTGATAATTCAGGAAAATTTTCAGAAAATACTCTATCTAAAAGAGTATCGAATGGCGAGAAAAACTCGTCCCTGTTAAATGGGGTAGGGAATCCCCTTTGAATTTGATTTTTCATTTTTTTACCTTTTTTAAGCGTTAAATCTAAATCCTCTTTTGAGCGATTTAGGGTTTGATATACCGGCCGGGTACTATCGTTATATAAATATAGCGTAAATTAAAATTTCACGCCATTTCTATATTCACTATTTTCAATTCGGCAACTCATATGGTCTGCCCAATGTAATAAGTAAGGTAATTCAGTCTTTAACTGAAAGTTCTCATCGTATGATACAAAATACTTTTTGTTTGATTCATTATATAATCCATCTGCTAACATAATACCTAACATTTCTTTTTGAGTAAAAGATATACCATAATGTTGCAATGTCCACAATGCTCTATGTGTTACATCCATATAATGAATATCAGGGTTTTGTTTGAATAAAGAACCTTGATTTTTACGATGCCAATCGCTCTCCTGCTCAACATAATAAGGTTTACCCAAATCACCCAACTTACCTAAGTCGTGATGTAATGCTGCAAACAATAATTCTTCTACTTCAAAATCAATGATACCACCATTCTCTTTGTATTGCTTCATCATTCCAATTGAATTCTTACATACATTCATAACATGGTCAATGTAACCACCAGTGTATGCTGAATGGAAATGCGCTTTACCACTTGCAGGTGCCATCAACAACTCCATTCCTAATTGGTCTTCGGAGTACATATACAATAATTTCTCTAATCTCTCAGGTTGATTAGCGAATGCTTTCTTTACGAAGGATATGAACTTATCGTAATTTTCCTTCAATTGTTTTTCAGTATAATTTCTCATAATTACAAATATACAAATTTATTCTTGATTTTCCAAATTTTCTTCAATATCCTCACCGCATAGGGCTGAATATAATACATCCAATTCTTCTTCACTACTACAAAATCCCAATCCATCCATATCACCAATCTCTATAAAAAATTGACCTTGCTTTATACCAATCTCTTTTAGGAGTAATTGCTCATCAGTTGAGTTTGATACCAACATAGGTGCGAATTCATCATCTCTATATTTTGGAATCGGAAGTGTATAATAGTAATGTCCACTTTGTTCGTTTCCATCTTCATCCATACCATCATCTGCATTTACTTTTCTCCAACCTTGTCTTTCAAAGGTTTTTTCAGTTATAGGAGTCATAGGTAATTTAACTTCTTTCTTTCTCATTATTCAATGACTATTTTTGTAAATAAAGTTTTATTTGAATTCCAATTGTATGCCTTAACAACCATAGTATCACCAATCATTTCTCTTATAGGAGATATTATAGTATTAATTTCACCATTAGTACCACTGTAGCTTGATTTATTTATTGTTGGTACTAACTCATCTTTACTAGCAATCATTGGTGGTAATTGTACTATTGTATATTGGCCTGTAAAATAATTTACATAAGCTTGTGTAATAGTTGCCGTAGTATCACCACGCCTCAACCACCAATACATATTACTTTCCCAAGCTACTAATTCAGCCGGTATTGGCTCTCTACCATTCACTTTTATTCTACCAACAACTCTATGTGATTGCGGAGTACCATTTACAACAATTTTAAGATGATACAATCCATTGGTATCTTTTGGTAAGGAACGTAATCCATCTCTTGTTAGTACCGAATCAATTGTGAATGTGTACTCTTTAATTGGCTCATAGTAATCTCTTTTCTCACAAGATACTAATACAAATAATAAAGCGATAGGGGTTAATAACTTTTTCATTATAGGAGTTTTTTAAGTATAGAATCCCAAGTTGGGTATTCGTTAAATTCTTTTGTTTCGTAAGACCATCCGAATCTTAATAGTTCACCTTTGAATTCACCAGCACCATTTGCGGTTCTATCATCAATAAGATAATCACCAATTAATAATCCTTTAAGGTGAGTGATTGCCATTTTCTTATGGAACAATCTACCAAAGTGTTCTTCAATCCAAAATCTTTTATCCATAGCCGCCATCGGATTACCCCAAGGTGCTGCGGTAGCGATATACAAATTATACTTTCCACTTTCTGCTAATTTCTTAATTGCTTCAACAGCTCCTTCAATTGGTTTAGGGTTTCTGAAAATACCCGGTATGTGGTCATACCTTCCTTTATAAGCTGTTTTTAGAAATTCATTCTTTGATATAGTTTCTTCAACGTGCCCATTGAAATCAACAAGCACACCATCCATATCAATCCATACTATTTTTTTATCATTCATAATTAATGTGTTGAATTAAGTTCGTAATTATATTCTTTAAGATATTCAACTTCTTTTTGGTGAGCTAGAGCTTTACCTCTAACAACTTCAACAATATAAAGTTCGTAAACATCTTTGTTAAATTTTTTCATATCTCTATAAAGAGCCCAATCTTTATCTTCCATTTTAGCTCTTGAACAATGTTTGTTAAAACGATTAACAACTGAATAATTTGTTCTTCTACCAATACAGGCCGTAATACCCAAATAACTTTTACCATTGAAGGTATTGAAAATTTCGTAAATAATGTGGTTACGGTCAGACCTTTTCTTTCTATTAAGCATATCTATCACTTTTATTACATAATAAAGATACGAAAAATATCTGATATTACCAAATAAAAAAAGGGGTATAACCTATTGAAAATCAACAAGTTATACCCTTTTTATAAGTAATTGAAAATCAATGAGTTATAAATCCTTCATTTTCAATCGTTTCTTCTTCATCTGGAAAGGGCTTAAAGTTAAAGTCCAATTCATAGGGGTTATTTTCACCTAATAAAATTTGTTCTTCTAATTCATATCTTTCAAGCACTCTTTTAACAATACCAGAACGAATACAATCATCCTTAGTAAATTCTATTTGATAAACACCTTTTAGTTTACCCAATCGTTTCCATACATCAAAGAATCCACTTTTTGTATAAGCTGGTGAGCCGTTAGTTCGGTACTTATCACATTGAGAAAGGTCACCTTCTATGATTAATTTAGTATCATCTGAAATACGAGTGATTAAAGTTTTTAATTGATGTGGTGATGCGTTTTGTGCTTCATCTAAAATTACATAACTCTTTTCAAAGTTTATACCTCTAAGGAAGTTTAATACTCTGAATTCAATTTTACCTTGTTCTATTAACTTTTTAGTTTCAACCGGTCCTATAATTTTGTGCATTATAAAAAGAGATGATTCATTATGTACGGCAATCTTCTCCATCAAATCGCCAGGCAAATGTCCTAACTTATCTTCGTTACCAACATCAACGGTTGGATTTATGATTATTAATTTTTCAATATGTGATAAACGATGTAATAATAACTCTAAACCTTTTTGAATTGATATGT